CAGGAGAAATGTTTCTTTCTTTTATACAAACAGAAAACAATAACGCCTTAACTTTTTCTAATTGAGTATAATAATTAGCAAAATAAATACTCGTTTTAGGATAGCCAAAACTATAAGTCAAAATACGTTCAAATTTTTCTCCCCAATCTATATTATCCATCTTTATAATTATTAATTAATATTTATTGAGTATATAATAACAAAAAAAGTGCCAAGAAAAAAGCATGTCAAAAATGTCACAACTATTAGAATCTCATGTTTTTTAGGGTCATTTTGACATGACTTATCTTCACGCTTTTCTTACATAGCCGTTGTTCACTGCTTGGGCATAGAACTTCTTCGAGTTCGTCCCGTTGTCCTTCCCCAGGTTCTTTCTCTTGATTAACTTATACTTTTGTAACATAAAAACAGCGTTTTTAGTTGAGAGTTGACAATTGACAGTTGAGAGTTATCTGTCCGGGACCTAAACTGTCAACTACCCTTTGTCAACTGGTTCATGGGCAAAAATGGAGGACTGGATACATACAGAGGTTGTATATACGGGTTGTTTTGCATAATTATGCAGAAAAGGGTGGGAAGTGTGGGATGGATTGTATATTTTTGCATTTGAAAAAATTGGATTCCATGCAACAGCAGTACGAATTGAATTTGGACGTTGAGACCAAAGGCGAGGGCATCAGGCACAGGCGTACCCGCGTATCCGTGCAGGCGGCGGGAGGCAAGACCAGCCGGCAGGAGCATGTGTACAGGCGTAACCGGGAGCTGATCGCCCGTTATTACTATTGGACGGAAATACGCCGGAGGCGTTTTGACGACGTGATGCGCATCCTGTCGGAGGAGTTCCATGTGGAAGACCGCACGATCAGCAACGCCTTACTTGACTTCGGTGATTACCTGGACGGTTTGTACAAAGGCAAGAAAGATATACGGGAACTGAAAAAGGAATACCCGTATCGCAACTGGGAAAACTGAAAAGCGGGGCATCTGTCACCCCGCTTTTTTATTGGTATTCCTCAAAGGTAGTGCCATAGACGAGCGTGTACGTCTTGATGCCGCCGGCCATGACGGAAGGCCGTCCGCTCCGGCGGCTCAACGGCGAGAATATCTCATCCGCCGTCCACCCTTGCAGGCAATCGTGTACTTCGCTGATGACGGCATAACGGTCCAACGCCTTTTCCCTTACCTTTTCGGGTGCCTTGTTGTATGATTCCCCCTGGTAGGGGAAAGCTAATTTGAGTGTGATCTTTAAATCCACCAACTGGCACAGGTCGGTCAGGTCCCGGCAACCGGAATACTCGATGTCGATCAGGCAACAGGGGAAATCCACCGCCGGCCGCGTGGAATTGCCCACGTTCAACTGCCCCAGGTCTTCATCGATCCAACGGAGGGACGGAACCTCCTTTTCCAAACGGTCGCATAGCGAGACAAAAATGTCTTTGTTCATAAGCTGTTATTTTAATGTGTCGATATATCCTTCCAGCCGCTTGTGTATCTCTTCCGCCAGTTCGTCCGACCGCCCCATGAAAGGACGTGCCGGTATGTTCGCCTGGCGGGTGTGTTCTCTTACCTCTACATTCCCGTATTTGGAGGTATGGCGCACATGGGCGGGTACCGTTACCCGGCCGGTGAACCCTTCATTATGGACTTTGGCATAGTCCACCTTGTCGTTGCCGGCGGATATGACCACCTTGTCGCGCCCGACGTATGCCGGGCGGATGCTGCCCATCAGGTTGCCGCTGTCGATCAGGAGCGACCCGTTCCGGCGCGGAATCTTTGCCGGCGCCCACGGATTCCCGTCGAAAGCCTTCTCGCGGAAACGCTCCTTATAATAAGAGGTAGCGGTCTCGGCCACGATCTCGGCGGCATCGTCCAGTATCTTGTCCGGCAGGGAGCTTAAATAATTTTCCAACTCGTTGAAGTTCATATTGAAATATTTTATATGTTTGTACCAAGAAGTTTCTTCAGGACGTTTATCAACTGCAAGCACCTCGCGGATGACGGGGGCACGAGAGTCGAATATTGAATAAGAAAGCCCTGAAGGAATCAATCCGAAGTGGGAATCTGGCACCGGCCATCCAATCCGGCGAGGCGGAAACGTCACGTGTGGCGCATCCCAGTCGGCGGACGGACGCAAGGACTTATTCCCGCGATTTTTTTATCAATAATCCTCTTCTGTATCTCCAGCGTGGGTCAATCCTACGGCTTTTTTTCGTCTTATCCGCAATCTTGGCGTTCGGATAGATTTCAAACCAAGTGGCAATCCGGTAGTTTTTTGCGTCTGTCACATCGCAAATAACATTGATGACCTTCTCTTTATAAAATTTGATAAAGTTCATGTTCCGGAAATCCTTCGGCTTTACATAATCGTTTATCCATACTTCGTCCGGATGGGCCAACACGTCCGGTATGCAGTCCAACAAAGGTACCCGTGTCTTTGTGTACTTTCCGGATGTATGGCGCGTGAACACCTTTTCCGTCATCTCCACTTGACGTCCTTTGTAATCCACTATCCATTTGTGTTCGGACAGCCAATCCTCTTTTCTCCCTTCAAATGCTGCGGGGGCTTCAGTTGTGGCTTCGGCCAGTTTCTTGCCGAACGAATCCAGCCCGTAGTCGTTATAATACAGGTTACCGACAAGTTTGGAGGCTTTGTCCGGAAACTGTTGTATGTACATCTGATTGCGGGTGAACACCTCGGCTGTCTTTCCCCGGTTCACGTCCCAGTGCTGCACCTCGACCTGTTTCCACTCTTTCGTGTTGAAATAGTTGTCACAACGATCCTGTTCCGTTTTCAGATCCAGATCTTCTACCTCATGTCCCATAAGGGCGACAACGTAGCATCTACATTTCCACCCGTTCGGCGGGAATATCTTGTCCCACCTCGGATCATTGGCCGGAAGGACCAGTCCGTCCAGTTTCCGGTGTTCCTCCCTCACCTTGTCGTCCCCGGCCGTCTTGTACTCCCAATAAGGGAAAAGCTTCGTCTTCCCGACCAGCCGCTGGTAGTTGCTTGCAGACTCGGCGGTGAGGACCGCCGTTTCATATTCGGTCTGCTGCCACCGCTTATTGAAGACGTCCGTCGTCTGCAAGGCCTTTTTGTGGAACTCCTCGAAGCTGCCGCTTTCCCGGAACAGGCTGTTCAGTTCCTGAAGCTCCGCCAGCGTCTTGGCGGCGGAGAAGTGGAAGACATTCATTTCCATCGAGGTGATGAAAGCGTCGTCCCGTGCCCCGTATGTGAAAGCGGTATCGGCAAGCCCGACCACCTTGGAACGTCCCTTGCCGACGGCACGGACGAAGTCGTCCGCGAAGAAACGGAACAGTTCCGCGTCGAACAATGCCTTACCCCGGCTGTCCGCCACCAGGTTGATGATCCGGTTCTGCATCGTGTCGTCACTGAGGCGGATGCGGGCTTTGCCATCGGTCGCCCCGACTTGCGGGGCTCCTGCGAAAAAATCCCAAAGGCGGAGGAGCCAGCTCCGGTCGTTGTTCCGGATGGCGGCCGCTTTCCCTTCCGGGTCGTCCGGATCATTCGGGTCCGGAGGCAACACGAATGAGGGATGTTGTTCTTTCCGTGCGATGGCCTCGTCACCCTCCGGCTGCGGGATGTTGTATTTCTCGTACAGGTAGCTCTGCGGGATGGGCAGGATGTCGGAGAGCAGGACGGTTTCCTCGACGGAAATCTCCTGCGCCTTGTCCAGGAACTTGAACCTGCCACCACCGGCCGGATACCCCCGTTTCTCTAAGAGCGGGACGAAATACTTGTTCAACATCCGTTCGACAAACCGGCGGTCCGCCCGGTGCTTCTTCTCCTGCACAGCCATGTGGACCTGCCCCTGCGCGAGCGAGCTGCCGTCTTGCGTGGTCATGGTCTGGCCTAAGACGGTGATCAGTATCTCCTCGTTGCAGGCGTTGCGGAAATCGTTGTAAAGAGCGCCGTTCCCGGAACTGCTGAGTGTCGTCTGCGTGGCTTCCGTCTCCTTGGGTATGACCAAGTAGGGAGCCGACCCTGCCTCCTCGAATGCCTGGATAAGCGCCCGACGGCTCTGTTCGTCCATGCTGCTGTATTTCCCGATCCGCTGGGGCATACCGAAAAGCTCGACAAACTGTGCCCAGTCGCCGAAGCCTCCCCGTTTGTAGATGACGAAGGGGGCGGCACGCAGGAGGATGCCGAAGTCGTCGTCACTTCCGAACTGGATAATCAGGTCGTTGTCCGCGTAGGGTATCCCGTGCTCGTCCTCCTCCCGGATGGCGATCTCCTTGGTCTTTGTCCGGATATGCTTACGCGGGATGGACTTGAAACCGAACCCGTCCAGGAACAGGCATTCGACCAGCGACACGCCCCAGAAGCGCGAGAGCATGATTTCGCGCAGGAGCGACTCGAACTCCGGCGTGTCCATCAGCGCGTCCATCTCGTCGACCTGTTTGCCGTCGATGGTAAAAGCGAGGTCCGCGTCCGTCACCGCGTCGATGCGTTTGTCGATGGCGTCCGACAGGTAGCCGTCGATCAGCAGGTCGGTAAACAGGTCGTACAATTTCGTCCGGTTCCCCAAGTCCGCCAGCCGGAGGGCGCTCCGCCAGGAACCGATGTCGTTCACGCCCCGGTGGATGGGGCGGACCAATATTTCAGTATGGACCGGCCGTTGTTTCGTTCCGACCGAATCCGGGCCTTTTACGGCCACTTTCTTTTTTTTCTTTGCCATGATTCATGTTTCTGTTTTCATTTGATTATACGACCGCTCAAACAGCGTTCTAACGGTCTTTTAGAAATGCTGGCACCGCTTGGGGTTGCTGCCATACGCGATGGGGCCGATCGGGGCGTTGCTTCCCGTTTCTTCTTCTGTTTCCCGGTCGGGCAGGTCGGGCGAGACGTCACCCCGCTGGACGGCCTTCAGCCAGTCGATGGCCCGTTCGTAGCGGTCTTGCCGGAACTTCAAGTCCGTCCCGGCATTGCAGAGGTTGATGAGATGCCAGGTGGCGATATCCTTGACGAATATCAATAGCAACTGGTTCCGCTTGTTTCCCGAAGCGGAGAAAACGCGTGTGCAGTCGAAACGTGTCAGGTAGCCTTTCGCCTCGGCTATGGCCGCGTCGATGGCGGCCTGTGCGATGGTCTCGTCCCCCCGCGTAATGGTTTCGACCTGTTCGTCATGCAGGTGGGTGTTCAATTCCTGTATTGTCAAAAATGCCATGATAGAATGTGTATTTGGGTTAAAAACGTTTCCGGTTCCTGGGGCGTGTCCCGACGGCACAACTGCCCGCCTTGACCACCATCGCCTTTTGCTGGCAGATGAAAAAACCGCCCTCTATCGCGTCGGGACCGTCGGCGGGTGCCGGCAGTCCGTCGTCGAAAAGGAGGAACTGTTCCTCCAGGCGGGCCATATTGGGATTGTCCTTCTCCGCGATGTTCAGGATCATGCGCCCGGCACGGTTCAGGGGTTCCAGGTTCCCCTCGATACGCGCGAACTTGTCCGGCTTGTTGCGAAGGTCGGGCGATATGGGGATGATGTACCCCGTCTCTTCCCATTTCTTTTGGAAAAGCGGGACGAACACCTGCTCGTAGAACGGGTCTTGCAGCTTGTTGTTCTCAATGGAGTTGTACACCTGTGTCCGGTCAGCCACATAGTCGCGCAGATAATAATACCAGTTGACGAACTCCTCGTTCTTCACGTGGTCGAGGTATCCGGTGATGACATACAGGTTCCCGTCCAGCACGCCCATCAGGAAGTTGGCCTTGTAGGAGCCGAGCTTCTTCACCCCCTTTTTGTTGGATACCTTGTTGGACGGGGCGGGGTCGCCGTAACTGACCAGGAACGGGAACTTGTGGAGTGGCGGCACCGGTCCCCACTTGATCTCCTTGAAATAGCACCCTTCGGTCACCGGGTTGTTGAAACACTCCTTTTGTGCGCTGGCGGCACTCACCTGTGCAAGGACATCGTCGATTGTCTCCTCATCGTTCTTCTCCGGCCAGACGGAAGTCCCGTAGGCGAAATCGTTCTTGGGATCCGGGTGGTTGATATCCACCATGCGCAGGTTGATGATGTCCCAGTTCCCGATCGGCTTCTCCCGGCGTGACAGCTCGAGCGCCTTCTTGCCGGCCCGTGCCACGCAACAGTCCTTGGCGATGATGTTCCCGCAAAAGATCGTGAGCAAGGGTTCCGAGAAAGAACGGGTGAAATAAAGCGCCTGCTCGAACCAGTTCCATTTGTCGTTCACGATCTCCGGATTGCGGCATTCCTCGTCGGTGTCGTAATCATCCACGAGGATCGTGTCCGGACGTACCTCCTCGATCTTGACACCACGCGGGCTTTGCCGTGCCCCGACCGCCATGAAGGAGGCTCCCCCCTTGGTGATGAAGTTGTCTTCCGTCCATTTGAATCCCCTTTGTTCGCCGTAATAGAACCGGATACGCTGGTTGGCCTCCAGTTGTGCCCGGTAATGGGCAAGCAGCTTGATGGCGTTGTCGAGGCTGTTGGAGCAGAGGATGATGTTCCGCTTCTTTCCGGTCAGGACCAGGAAAAGGACAACGAACATGACGACCGTGCTCTTGGCCAGCTCACGCGCCCAGGATAAGACCTCGTACCAGTTCTTAGGGCTATCAACCAGCCGTTTTATGGCCTTTTTATGGAAGGAGGCAAACTCGTATTTGGCATAGTTCGGAAACATCTCCTTGATCCAGAGCAACGGATGTTTCTCTAAGTAGGCCAACCGCTTCTGCCGCTCTTCGTAGGGCATATCCAAATCGACTGCCGTATCTTTACGGATGGACTTCAGGTAGGCATCCCAATCTTCAAGAGCCTGTTTATCTATGTTTTTGAGTGGTTTCATTTGAGCCGGTCTTTTATATAAGCGTCAAAATAAAAGCTGAGTTCCTTCGCCTTTTCCGTGTCCGTCTTGCGTATCCAGTCGAGGATGCCTTTGGAAACGCTGATAATGTCGGCGATCCCGGTCTCCTTCTCCATCTTTTCGATGGCGGCCGCCAACTTGTTGATCGTGTCGGCCTCCTTGGAGGTGGCGAACCGTTCCCCCTCATCACGCCTGGCAATGGCCTTGTTGATCTCCGCCACCTGCCGGTAGAGGTTGGCCAACTGTTCCTCGCGTGTCAGGCTGACGGAAGCCTTCAATTCCTCCCATTTTTCCGTCTTTACCCATTTGCAAAGCGTCTGTTTGCTGACCCCGACACGCTCGGCCACTTCCGCCTGCGTGAGGTGTTCCTTCAGGTAGAGCATCTTTGCCCACTCCTTCTTTTGCTTTATGCTTAAATCCGTACCCATGCCTGTCTATATTTTGTTGATTTGCACCCTCAAAAGTACGAGCGATTTTCGGGTTGGAATAATCGCAAAGTGCTACCGTACAAACAGATGTAAACAAACTGCAAGTGAGACGTAACCCTTACAGTGCGATTTTTCCGGCTCGTTTTTATCCCACAACTTTGGGGTGGAAAATCAAAAAAAACGATGCCGAAAAAGACATTCATATTACACGACGAGACGGTCAATACGCAAGGGTTCCGGATGCTGACATCGGGAGCCGACCTGTCCGTATTCAAGAACAACCCGGTCATGCTGCTCAACCATGACGACTGGGACCTGCCGATAGGCCGCTGGGAGAACATACGCGTCGAGGGAACCCAAATCCTGGCCGATGCCGTGTTTGACGAAGACGACGAACGAGCCGTAGCCGTCATGGGCAAGGTGGAACGCGGGTTCCTCAAGGCAGCCAGCATAGGCGGATGGCCGGGGAAAAGCTCGGACGATCCGTCGCTGATGTTGCCCGGACAGACCTATCCGACCATGGTCACCTGGACAGCGCGTGAAGCCTCCATCTGCACCATCGGGAGCAACCACAACGCACTGGCTCTGTACGACAAGGAGAACAAGCGGATGGACCTGAACGACAAAGGCACATTGATCAAACTGTTCGATACCGCTTCCGGTATCCATGTATCACATAAAAATGAAACGCAAATGACAATTTTAACAGGTTTATTGAAACTGTCGGACAATGCAAGCGAACAGGCCATTGCCGACGAAGTACAAAAGATCATCCGGCTCCGTGACCAGCTCCAGACGGAGAACGTCACGTTGAAAACAGAGAAAGAGGCGCTGAACGCGAAGGTACAGGCTTTCGAGAAAAAGGAAAAAGATGAACGCAAAGCCTCCGCCATCACCTTGGTGGACGCGGCCATCAAGGACGGACGGCTGGACGCGAAAGGCAAGGAGGCCTGGCTGAAGATGTTCGATGCCGATTTTGACCAGGCCAAGGCACAGCTCGAGGCAATCCCGCCACATATCAGCGTGGTGAAGCAGATTCAGCCCGCTTCCCCGGGCGGTACGGGTAGCGTGAAACTCGCCGACATGACCTTCTCCGAAATCGTAAAGGCGGACCGTCTGAAGGAATTGAAGAAGGACGGGGAACTTTACAAACAGAAGTTCTTCGAGGCTTACGGCAAATACCCTGCCTGAAAACAAGTATAAACCTTTATAAAACAAACAATCAGAATGAAAACGAAATTTATTGTTTCCTTAATTACGGCATTGCTTTTCAATGCCCTTACGAGCGGAGCCTTTGCCTCCGTCCTGGGAGTCAGCCACGGGACAATGTTCGCCCTGCAGATGGGCCTGTCCCTGATTCCGCTGAACCTGTCCGGATGCCTCGCTGAAGGACTGAACCGTGAAATCTGGATTCCGGAGATTATCGAGAAGTTTTACCCCTCGGACTCGTTCCTCGCGCACTCGAAGAGCCTGGATGCCTGGGTGGACAACGACAAACTGCACTTGCAGGAGGCCGGCGTGGATCCGGAGGTGTATATCGACAATGAATTGTACCCGATTCCTATCGTGACACGTACCGACATCCCGCACGAAATCGTACTGAAGCGTTTCGATACCGAGAACACGGTACATATCAACGCCATCGAAATCGAAGAGTCCGCCGAAAAACGCCAGAGCGTGATCGAGGGACACCGCAACTCGCTCCGGCAGAAGTTCGCACGCCTGGCTGCCTTCAACTGGGCTCCGGCCGCTAATGGTGACTTTACACCGGTGAAAGCCGCCAACGGTAATAGCAACGCGAGGGGCTACAAGGCCATGACCTACGAAATGGTGATGGACATGGAACTGGCGTTCGACGAACTGGAAGTTCCGACCGAAGGACGTATCTTGATTCTGAACCCGATGCACGCGATGGATCTCCGTATGCAGGACTTGAACATGTACAAGGCGTTCTATAACGAAAACAAACTGTTCTCCTTCACCGTAGTCCGTTCATCCCTTACTCCGAAGTACAACGGCACGACAGGCCAGAAAGCTCCCTGGAATGCGGCAGTGGCAGCTACCGACGCGCCTTCTTCCCTTTTCTATTACAAGGAGGCGGTAGCCCGTGCCCGTGGAACGGTGGATATGTATTACCGCTTGAACGATCCCGAATACCGTGGCGATGTGGTCGGTTTCAATATGCGTGGTGTCGCCACTCCGGTAACGGGTAAATACTTGGGGGCCGTCTATTCGCCCAAGGCATAATGTTTCACTTAAAAAACAGATACGACAATGAGTTACATCAACATGAAATCGCGTAGGAGCTTCGACTTCTACGCCCCTTACAACGAAGAAGGCGAACGCCTGGTGACCATTCCTTTCCCTGTCGCCGTAGACCGCAAAGTGGAAAAAAATGGCATCGTGCATGATGCCAATCCCGCTTTGGTGACCGTCTCCCCGGCGACCACTGAAACCATCGATGTGGAAACAAAAGTACAGCCGGGATCGCTCCTGATTGTCCGCAATGAAGGTGCTGCCGTCGCTACCGTCGGAGGAGCCAATTGCGCACAGAAGAAAGTAACCACCTTGATGTGGGACGGCAATGCCTACGCAGAGCTGGCAACATCTGCTATTTCTTAGTCTATGGCACGTCTCAAACTCCTCGTCATCCACTGCACCGCCACCCCTGCAGGCCGTGAAGTATCGGCGGACGATATCCGCCGTTGGCATACCTCCCCGCTCCATAAAGGCGGCCGCGGCTGGAGTCAGGTCGGCTATACCGACATGATACACCTCGACGGGACAGTGGAACGATTAGTGGCCAACAATGAAGACGATGTGGTGGATCCTTGGGAGGTGACCAATGGGGCAAAAGGGCACAACTCGACAGCCCGGCACATTGTGTATGTCGGTGGTGTGGACATCGACGGCAAGACCCCCAAGGATACCCGCACGACGAAGCAGCTGGAAGCCCTCGCAAACTATGTGAGGGACTTCCGCCGCCGCTTCCCCTCGGTACAAATCGTCGGCCACAATGAATTGGCGGCAAAGGCCTGCCCGTCCTTCGACGTGCAAGAGTGGATAAAAACAATTTAAAATCAGAAATCAAAATGAAACATGTAAACAGAATCTTATTTGCCATCCTGGCCCTCTACGCGATGGTCATCCCCGTGATGGCCCAGGTGGTGGCCGCTGATCCGCTGTCGGACACGCCCGTCTATGAAGACATCTTCGCCTCGCTGGCAGCGATCGTGGCAGGTGTGCCGGTGATCGTGGAGACGATCCGCGGCTTTTGGAAACAGATGCCCGGTTGGGTGGGCATGGCGCTGAACTGGGTGCTGGGCATCGGCATCTGTATGTTCGGCTGGTGGCAGGAATTAGGATTTCTCGCCGGGCTGGACTGGACGGTCGCCCTGATGTATGGCATCGGTGCTGGTATCGCCGCTTCGGGCTTTGCCGAAACCGGACTCATCCAATGGCTGATCTCGCTCTTCGCCCGCAAGAAGAAAAAAGCATGATGTATGGACTGGAGCGTATTCTTCGACTTTCTCGGTGCCGGCGGCGGGTTGATGGTCCTGCTCAAATGGCTGTCCGACCTGCCTTTTGTCCGGCTTCGGCTGAAGGGTGAACGGGAAGATGCGTTCCGGGAGATGCTTGAAAAGGATTCACGGCTAATCGACGAACTGCATGGAGAGGTCTTGCAACTCAAAGAAAGGTTTTATGCACAAGAGGCTTGCCTGGAAAAACTGGTGCTCTGCCCTCTGTACGACCGTTGCCCTGCTCGCCGGCTCGTGCAGGAGTATAAACGAAAGTACTACTATCCACCGGTTGGACAGTCTCGTGTGGGACAGAAAGGTAAGCGCTACCCCCGAGATAATCCCACCCGCCCGGGCGGCACTCAGTGTCCCGCTGGACAGCCTCCGTAAGCTGCCCGGCGGGGCAGCCTATACAGAGAGAAGCGGACAGGCGACCGTCAGCCTCACCTTCCGAGAGGGTGACGTGATCGCTTCCGCCCGCTGCGACAGTCTCGAGCGCCTGGTGTTTGAACTCGCAGAACAGCTTTATAGCCGAGGGGAACAGACGGAGCAAAAGGAAGAAAAGAAAGAGGCTCCCGTCGCCACCTTCGGCCAACGGCTCAAATGGTGTTCGAGCGGTGTTTTAATCGGATTTATTTTAACGGTAATCATTCAATTCATTTATAAGCTATGGCAGAAACGAAACAAAATATACGATCGGTTGGCTTGAAGGCCGCATTGTTCGGTGACGTAAATAAAGAAGGTGGTATGCCTGCCGAGATGAAACAATTGGCACGCACCATGAAAGGAACCGCCTCGTTCACCACCGAAGCTGATACCGTGACCAACTTCTATTGCGAGGAAGAACCGACCGTCCCGGTCGAAACGGTGGCTTCGGAAACCGGTTTGAAACAGGTCAAGCTCAACCTCATGGAATGGGATAACGATGTATTGGTAGAGGTTTTCGGCGGATCCATTGCCAAGGCACAGGAGGTGACCATCGAAGGCAAGAAATACACTGTCGACAAGTTTAAAGCGCCACGCGATGTAGTGCAGATCGAAAAGGCACTACGTGTCCTTACCAGATATAACGTGGTGATCGACATCCCCCGTGCGAAGATCCTCGCTCGGTTTATCTGGAATTTGGCAGCCGACCAGATCGCCCAGATCGAAATTACCGCAACCGCCATGAGTTCGGCAAGCGAAGAAGACGGGGCCTATGAGATCTACAAATTAGGAGAACCCACGGCATGACCCCGGTAGAAGCCATGGCCGCCGACGCCCTGTTGGACCGGCGGCTCAAAATCAACCTCCCTGCCCCGTGGCTGCTCCGGATCTTCGGGCGCAAGACGGTACCCATCCGGGTGAAGCTGCCCACGGCGGGCAGCCTTATCCGGATGTCATCGCTCTTCACGCGGATGGATATCGACCTGCAGCACCTGCATGACGGCAACTTCGGCAGCGTCTTGGAACAGATCGCCAAGCACGGCGTCACCACCTCACGGATCATCGCCTATGGTCTGCTGCGTGGCACATGGTCGGCACGATTGCTGAACCGTCCGCTCGCCTGGTATATCCGGCAACACATGCCGATGCAGGGATTGGCGGAATTGGCCAAGATCATCGTGCTGATGAGCACGAGCGAGGCTTTTGTGAGCATTATCGCATCGGTCGCTTCGCTGAACCTGATGAAGCCGACGGAGGCGAGCCAGCCGACAGAGACCGGGAGTTAAAGGAGGAGTATGATCCTCCCCATAGCCCGTTCGGACAGATCTACACCCTCGTGCAGCAGGGGGCAATCACGTATGATGAAATCATGAACCGTATCCCGTGGTGCGTCGTTTTGACCATGATCAGCGACCAGGGACGGATGCGGAAGAAAAAAGAAAGAGAAGAGGTACTCCAGAGCGAAGAGGAGGAGCTTGAATTTTTCGGATTAAAGTAGTAAAAGAGACAAATGGCACAGACAGATCCCGTATATATCACCTTTGAATTTCGTGGCGACATCGATAAAGAGGTCAATAAAGTGACGCTCGGTATCAAGGGGCTGCGCGACGAAGCGGCAACAACCTATAATAAGTTGATTGCCGACAGTTCGGCCGCCTACAACGCCATGAGCGCCGAGAGCCGCAAGCTCGCCACGACGATGCAGGAGAATATCAGCAGTCTGCGTTCGCTTTCCGCGATGCAGGAACAGCTGGACCGGGAGCTTGAGGCCGGGACCATAACCCTTTCGGGGTATACGCAGGCAAAAGCAGCCTTGGCGCTGCAGGAGAGCAACCTAAGAGTGGTGATCAGTCAGGGGATGCAGCAGCTGCAACAGCAGATGGCCACCGAACAGGAGGCGTCAGACAGCGTGATCGCCCTGACACGCAAGTTGCAGCAACTGACCGAGGCCTATTCCCGGCTTTCCAAAATGGACCGTGAAGGTTCGGCCGGAAAGGAAATTTTGGAACAGATCCAAAGCGTGGATAATGAACTGCAGACCGCGCAGACCCGTCTGTCGGCGTACAGCCGTACGGCCGGAACCGGTTTCAACAGCCTGCAGATGTCGATCCAGCAGGTGGCACGTGAGTTGCCCTCGCTCACCATGGGGGCGAACATGTTCTTTCTCGCCATCTCGAACAACTTACCTATCTTGGTCGATAACATCAACATGGCTCGCCGGGAGTATCAGGCAGCCATCAAGGCCGGACAGCAGGCCACGCCGGTCTGGAAACAGCTGCTCGGCGGGATCGTCAGCTGGCAGACGGCCCTCGTCGTCGGTATCACATTGCTGACCGTTTATGGCAAAGAGATTACTGCCTGGACCAAAAGTCTGTTCGGCGCCCGGCAGTCGCTTGCCGATGCCTTGGAAACGCTCGAGGAGTTTCAGGAGTCGGTCGCCAAAACATCCTCCACGACGCTCACACAACTGCAGAGAATGTCTGCCGAATGGGAGAAACTGGGCGACAACATCCAGGCGAAAGAACAATACCTCCTAAAGAACCGCACTGCCTTCGAGCACTTAGGTGTCTCGATCGGCAAGGTGACGGATGCCGAGAACCTGTTCAACCAAGGCAAGGAGGCGTTTGTCGCCTCGGTGATGGCGCGTGCCCGTGCCTCCGCCGCGATGACGCTCGCCACCGAGAAATACAACGAAGCGATCCGCAAGCAGCTGGAGGTGGACCGGATGGCTAATACGCAGAGCTATGCCATACAGGGTGGCCAGTTCGGGCAGACCACCTATGTGTCGGGTGAGAACCTTTCGAAA